ATCTTCGGAATCGGGTTAGACGGGATGCTGATAGCAACCGGACCCCAACCAAGCTTGTCCGGGATAGCCCAGTTCATCAGGTCAATTACGTGGTTCATCGCGCCCTTAGTCGCGTTCGTCACCACAGCGCCCAGCGAGGCAGCGAAGCCACCCAACCGCCCTAGCCCGTTCTTGATTCCGTTAATGATGTTCGAGCCGATTTTGTCGCCGGAGCTAACCAGCGCACCACCGGCCGAAGCGATCCGCCCGGGTAGCCCCTTGACGAAGTTCACAACGGCGTCAAGCCCCGCCTTAGCCTTGTTCTGCACGTAGGTAAACGCGGTGTTCGTGAAATTCATGATGTCCCGCCAATGGCTGATGATCAGCCCAGGACCCGTGAAGTTCTTGAACAGGAACAGGATCAGGTCGAATACCTGCTTTACCTTGTTCCATATCCACGTGAATACCTTCTCGGTCCAATCCTTGATGGTGGACCAATTGAGGATGATCAGCGCCACCAGCGCGACAATGGCCGCGATGATTAGCGGGATCGGCCCCATGGACAGCAGCCACGCCGCAGCGATGATGGCAGCGTTCGCCATCGACTCAACGGCCATGCTGACCCATGCGGCAACCGTGATCGCTGCCGAAATGACAGCCTGTCCGGCTTGCTTGAGCCACCCGCCGACCACAAGCCACGAAGCGGCCACCTGAGTAGCAGCACCGCCCGTTGCGGACGCCGTGCTAGACAGCCACGCCGCTACGTTGGACGCTGCGGAAATGGTTGCTGTGACACCCCACTGAACCAGCGCGGGCAGCAGGATTGCCGTAATGACTCCGGCCACGATGGACAGGGGCTCACGGTTGGCAATGATCCACTTAGCGGACTGCATAGCCCAGGACACAACCGGCTGTAGCCCCTTAGACAGGGCCGTAAGCGCCGGAACAACCTTCGTCCCGATCACCTCAACAATGGATTGCGTCAGCGCCCGCTCAAAGTGCTTGATGTTGCTTGACGCCGTGTTCGACATTTGGTCACCGGCAGCCTTCGCCGCTCCGTCCACCTGCCCCAGGCCGTCAACCGCCGTGTTCACGTTCAGCGAATAGAGCGCCTGCCCCATGTCCTCAGCCTGAGTGCCGAAGAGTTCCGTTGCCGCAGCAGCGCGCTTAGCCGGGTCCTCAATCGCCCGGAGCTTGTCTAGGGTCTGCCCTAGGGCTTCCTTTGCGGCGGGGCCGCCCGCAGCAATCTTGTTCTTCATGTCGTTCGCGTTCAGGCCAATGGCCTTGAAACCGGCAATCGTGGTTGCGCTGCCGTCAATAGCGCGAATCGAAAATTCCTTGATCGAGTCCGCCACTAGGTCCGCGTCTCGCGCACCACCCTTGAGCCCCTGAGAAATCAGGCCCATGGCGTCCTTACCGTCAAGCCCCACCTTCTTGAACTGAACGCTGTATTCGTTGAAGGTGTCTAGAAGGTCTTCGGCCTTATTCCCGCCGACCTGGGCACCGCGCGTCAGAATGTCGAACGCCTCTTGTGCGTTCTTCGCCATGCCGGTTTTGAGCATCTGACCGACAGCGTTAGCGGTAGGGCCGACGTCTTCGCCCAGGACCGTAGCCACGCTCATTGCAGACTCAGAAATTTTGGACATCTCGTCTGCCGTCGAACCGGCCGGAACTAGACCCTGCTGCCAAAGGTTCTTTAGCGCCTCATTCGCCGACTCGATCGAATCGCCGTACCCGTCGCTGTAAATCTTTCCGGCAGCCGCGCCCAGCTTCTTTGTCTGATCCGGATTCGCGCCTAGCTGAGCGGCAAGGTTCGCCGTCGCCTGCTGCTGATCCATCGCTTCGTCTAGGCCACCGAGTAGACCAGCGGCAATCGTGCCACCGGCCACCGCAGCAATCTTCGCGGCCTTACTGCCGAAGCCCTCAACCTCGTTCGACGCTTCGTTAAGCGAGTCCACCAAATCGGAGACGTCACCTAGCAGCGTGATCGTAATAGGACGGGCCACGGTTCCCCCTTACGTCATAACCGGGGTTCGTCGCTCACCAGCGGCCCCACCAGACCGGCCACGGGACGCGCGCCGGTGTTCATCGTTCTGAGCCTCAACGTCCTTCGTCATCTGCTCAACCAACGCGTTAAAGTCCCTCAGCTCAAGGGAACGAACGTCCCGCCACGTCAACCCCTCAAAGTGGCCGATTAGGCGGGCGCACGTAACTACGCGTTGGTCTCGGTAGGGTCCGCCTTCGGCTTCGTCTTGAGCTGAATACGGAGCTTGCCCGCATCCTCAATCGTGAAGTCCGGGTTATCGCGCCGCTTGATCACGAACGCCATGGCCTTGAGTAGCTTCGCCTTCCGCATACCCGGCTTGGACAGGGTGTCTAGGGGCGCGTCGATGATCTCTTCGATAGCGTCGATTTCGTCCAGCGTGAGACTGTCGATGTTCAGCGAAAGAACCTCGGACATGTCGTCAACAGGCTTGCGTGCGGGCATTAGTCGCTCTCCAAACGTTCGCGCAGAACGGTCTCAATCTCACGTTCGTACGTCTCGGAAACTTCGTCTGACTTCCGGGCCATCGCGCGGAAAAGGAATCGGTTAGGCCGAATGTGACGGCGAGGGAAACCGAAGTGAATAGCTCCCGCGTACGGCACGCGAGACGCTGAACCGGCTTTCACGGCAGCGCCCTTAGCGGACGCCACAACCGTGATGGACTTTTCCAGCTTGCCGGGCCGGTACCGGCGGGAAGACTTTGCGTCCCGGTGCCCCTCAGGCGCGGTACGTCTCGCTTCCGGCTTGACGACTTCCGCCGCCATCTTGTTGACCTCACGAACCTTCCGGTTTAGCTCCCGGTCGCGTAGCGCCCGAAGGTTGCGGTTTAGTTCGTTCAGGCCATCGACTTGAACCGTGAATTGCGAGCGTTGCGCCATGAGGGGACACCTTCCGACCTACTCAATTGAGTAGGTCCAACGTCGTTACGGGGCGACGAAGGCCGGGTCAGCCTCAACGTAGACAACCTTGATGGCTGCCGTAACGTCGTCGCCCGGGTCCAGCACGCGGAACGGCAGGGTGATCTTCGTAAGGTCATCGACCGACGCCACCGGAGACTCACCCGTGAACTGAATCGCGGGAGTCGTAACCGTGACCGACGCGCCCGGAGTAAGCCCCGTAAGCGTGGCGGTCAGCGTGACAATCTCGCCCGCTAGGAACGCCTCATAGAGCTTCACAGCGTCCCCGCCGAAGTCACCTTCTAGGCTGCCTTCGTAGGTCGGCACAGCGGCACGGACGGGCTTCTTCTTTAGCGAGGAACCCCGAAGGAACCGGCGCTCAGTGTTCAGCCCCAGGTCTCCCGTAAGGCTGAACTTGGACGCGTCCAGGACTACCGCCGAGTTGTCCGCCCGCTTGAGGGACAGGCTTACCGCCGTCCAGTCGTACGCCCGTGCGTCCTCCGGGTACACAACCGGCAGGAAGCTAGCCTCAGTGGACGTGTGCGCGACGTCCTGGAAATCGAACTTCGCGTCAAACATGACCGGCTTTTCGGTCTCCGCCGTGAGCGTCCAGCCGGTTGCCATGCACCCAACGTGCGTGTAGGCAACAAGCGTGTTGTCCGTGGTCGGGCGGATCATCTGAGCCGTAAAGCTAGGGGCCGTGGTGTGAGTGGACGTCGTGAACGTGTGCGTGATGTGTCCCGCACCATCGTTAACCCCACCGTCGTACACGTCGAACACACCGGACAGCAGCGCGGAAGCGCCAGCGTCTAGGAGGTCAACCTCAAGTTCACCGTCCCCACCCATGTTGACGATATTCCGGCGGTCCGCGCGGGCAGTCTGTAGCCCCTTCCGGAAGCCCACGGATTCGATGAAATCGCGGGTAGTCTTCCAAGAGTCCGCGTGACCCTCGTAACCCTTGACAGTGGTTGCAGCGGTACCGTACGCACTCTCAGCGCCGATACCGATAGAAGCGTCAAGCGACATGCGCTAGCCCCCTTCGGTTAGGTGATTCGCCCGCGCACATGCACGCGAACAACAAGCGCCGAGTAAGCGCCGTCAGTGGTTTCCCCCGTGTCGCAACTTCCGGACTCCGGGCGTATGTCTTGCAGCCCCTCAACCGACGCGCGAGGCAGGGACCGGCAGGCTTCGGCAATCACCTCACGAAGTCCGTACACGGCCCGCTCAGCGTCTATCGGCTTGCCCGGGGTAACCACCAGCGCGTGAGCCTCAATCGTGCCGCTCACGTTCGTTGGCTTGCGTGTCCCCTGCCGCATACCCGCGACTTCGTCGTCATCATCCGTAGTCGCGCCTAGAAAGATTTGGTGACGTCGGTCCGCTTTACCGGTCTCCGCAAACGTCACTTGAGTACCCGCCGGGGCGGCAGCCACCAGCGCGTCAAACAGGGCTGACTTCACGTTGAACATGAACACGCGCCAGCCCCTTACATCAGAATGAACGGCACCCGTGCGCGGTACCGGTTAAGCCGTGCGTTCACCTCAGGCAGCGCGGTAGGCCGCCAATTTCCGCCCGCTTGCGCAAGCTGAATCGAACCGAATTCGCTTTGTAGCTGTAGCGCCCGGTCCGGGATACGAGAAACGGCGTCAAGGCAGAGTTGCCGCGCCATCATCCGCACGCACCACCGGATGCCCTCAGGGATCGGCGAAATGAGCCCGTCCCACGACTGCCCGCAATAGACCTCAACGTCTTCGCTAGCAATGTCAATCGCTTCGCTGAGCACGTCATCGGGGAACACCCCGGAGTCTTCTAGGCCGTCCAGCGCGCGAAGCTCATCTATCGTCGCGTATGTCATTCGTGCGCCTTCCCGGGAAAGGGGCCGGACCTACTCAATTGAGTAGGTCCAACCCCAACCCCTACGCCTTACGCGCCAGTGACGGTAAGGACCTTCGCCGACAGCTCATCGACTAGCAGACCGTCAGCGCGCTGAATGAACCGGTACACGACCTGATCACTCTTGAAGTTGACGTCTAGCGAACGCTCGACACGGAGCGGACCCGCGAACCGAATGCGGTACTTGGACAGGTCCGCAAACAGAACCTTGTCATCCGGCACGCCAACGTCGGTCAGAACCGGGCGACCGTTGAAGGTGTCCGGAGCGCCGAGCGTTACCGCCGACTGCCACAGGTACTGACCGTAGCTGTCCTTTAGCTTGCGCATCTGAGCGGCCGACTTGTCGGAGACCACGAACGAAGCGTTGCCCCGGTACTGAGGCTGTAGCTCATAGAACAGGTCGATAAGACCGTCAGAAACCGTGTTGTCCTTCGCCGTGGCGACGTACGTAGCGGTTGCCGGAGTAGCAGCGGTCAGGATGCCCGTAGGCTGCCCGGTGCCAGTACCGGTCAGGAAGTGCAGACCCATACCCGCGCCGATAGCCGGGCCAGCGTCGCCCACCAGGAAGCCGACTAGGTCTAGCTTCTGATCCTGGATTAGCTCACTGGAGAACGTAGACGCGTAGCCGTACTTGAACGCGCCCATGCTCCGCGTAACCGTGGTGCCGGTGGACTCGCCTAGCGGCTGAGCCTCGCCCACGATGGTTGCAGCAGCGCGACCCGTGACGACCGCGAAGTCTAGGGGCTCACCGCTGGCAGTCGTGAACGACGTAGCACCGCCACGCATGACCGTGGAACGGTTGACAAGCTCAGCCATTAGCTGACCGAACAGGGTACGCGGGATAACACTTGCGCCCGTGGTGGTGCTGTCGGTACGCGTCTCAGCCACGCCGCTGGACCGGAATTCCGCACCCTGGCCAAGCTGTAGCGCGCGAAGCTCAGCGTTTTCGTCGCGCACGTTCTCACGCCGCGCGCCCGCGCCCAGGTTGAGACCGGCTAGGGAGCGCTCAACGCTCTCCGTCGCCTTGATGGCCTCAATGCCTCGCTTGATCCGGCCGTCAAAGTCCGCGATAGCGCCGAGAAGGTTGGTCTCCTTCTCCCGCGCCGAAGCGTCCATGTCCTTACCGGCAAACTCGTCCGTGAGCGACCGCAGCTCAGCGGTAGCACGCTCCCGCGCCTCAAAGTTAGCGCTCAGAGTAGTAGCGTCCATGTGGACCCCCTTAGAGGAAAAGAGCGCGGACTAGGGCACGCGCGTTTTGGGTTGCATCGGATTCGGGCTCGGCGTCGTCATCGACACCCGCCGCAATTTCGGCTAGCTCTTCCGTCTCGGACTCGACTTCGACGTCTAGCGAAATGCCTAGGCAAATCTCGATAGAACGAAGTGCGGCGTCCGTAGTCGGGTAGGCCGGATTCAGAACCGGCCCTAGCTCCCGGACGTCCATGGACGTGATCTCACGAATAGGGAGACCGGTCTCCGGGTCATCATTCGCGGCGCGTCGCTGCCCGCCATCGTTCACGTAGAACGTGAAAGACGAACCGTTGACGTCGCCCCGCTTTAGAAGCTCCGCCAGGTCGCGCCCAACGGTGGTGTTCGGCAGGTCGATTTCATACCAACCGCCCGCGCCGTCTTCGCCGGTCCGCAGAGTGCCCGCAGACGAACGGCCAAGCACGTTGTTGTTATCGTGGTTGAACGTTGCGAAGACGTCATTCACGCCTAGCGAGCGTTCGCCAGCGCCCGGAAGAATCCGCTCACGGAATCCGCCTAGGTTGTGGCTCAGCTCATTGAAGCGGTAGGCGTATCCGCGCATCGTGATGGTGTCGCCGTTAAGCTCCCGGATCTCTGCCGTTCCCGTTAGGTTCCGGCGCTCCGCTGCTGCCATTCGTTCCCCCCTTTGATGTGGGACTAGCCCCGCTGGTATCGGGGGGTGTCTGGGCTCCGCCATTGCCCGGCGGGTCGCCCGGATCGGGCGTGACCACATCACCGGGAGCGGGCACGATTTCGCCGTCTTCCGTTACTTCGTTGAGGGTCTTCGGTACGCGGTGTACCTGTCCCTGTCCGTCCGGAAGCGGCTCAAGGTCTTCCCATGCGCGGACTTCGTCAATGCAATAGATGCCTTGACCTAGGCCAATCGCGTACATGCCCATGCGCTCTCGCGGGGCTCCGCGCTGGATACCGTCAAGGCTGAACTTGACGAAGAGCTGTCGATTCGCTGTCTCAGCGAAGAGAAGCCGGGTTAGCCCCGCCTCAATTCGCTCTAGCCACGGCCGGAGAGAGAACATGGCAAACGCCTGATTCTGCTCAGCGAGACCGGACCCCCACGACGTTGAGTTAGTCGCGTCGGAAATCAGGTGGGGAGGCACGCCGAATATTCGGGCGATCTCCGGGACCTGAAACTGTCGGGTCTGTAGAAACTGGGCTTCGTCCGGAGACATAGCGATCTTCGAGAACTTCGCGCCCTCAGTTAGCAGCGCCACCCGGTGAGCGTTGTCCGTGCCGGAGTTTGCTGCCCGCCATGCGTCCCGCGCCCGCGCTAGCCCCTCTTCGGAGAGCGCCCCGGGAACCTCAACGACAGCGCCCGGAGTGGCCCCGTTCGCAAAGAACTTCGCGCCGTACTTCTGAGCGGCCAGAGACAGGCCGATCGTTTCCCGCGCGTAGGCAATGGGGCTCACGCCCGTGAAGTCACCGGGCATCATCATGCCGGGAATGTGCAGGATATCGCGGGTGGTGAACCAGCCTAGGGCTACTTCGTTGCCGTCCTGGTCTACGTCCCAACAGTCGAAAATCTTCCGGCGCTTGCCGTCGATCATGACCGTGTGAACGCGAACCTTGGACGGGTCCACCACGTCTAGCGCCACGATGTCCGGGCCAGACCACGTAATCACGATGTACGCGTTGCCTTGCAGCAGCAGCGAAAGCACCACCTGAGAAACCAGGTCGATACGGCCGATACCACCGGGCTCCGCTGTCGGGTAGTCCAGCCACACGGGCGACTTGATTTCCTTGCGGACTCCGCCCCGACGCGAATACGTCGAGACAGGCAGCGTGGCAATCGTCTCCGATAGCAAGCGGACACACCCGAAGACAGCGGACACCGTGAGCGCGGAACCCGCGTCCACCTGCTCACCGCTGTTAGCCGTGTATCCCGGAAAGGGGAACATCTCGCCGGAGACGTCATCCCACATACGCTCTTCGGGCTCAGGGGTCTTCTCGCCCCGGAACATTCGCGCCCATAGGCCCACGGAGCCCCCCTAACCCGACCTACTCAATTGAGTAGGTCACCAGTCGTCATCGAATAGGTCAGACGTCCCGCCGTAGGCGAAGGCCGTCCCGTCGCCCTTTAGCCCGGTCGCCACAATCGGCGCATCGTGCTGAATAGGGCCGTTCTCTTCTCGCCACATCACAGCGCCGTGAACGGCAAGGATCATGGCGATAGCGAGGTCAATCTTTCGGCGCGAAGCGGCGTATTCCTTCGTCACGCGTGCGCCGTTTTTGTCCTCGCGGAGAACCGCGTTACCGACGTGCCGGGCAAGTGCCGGGTTACCGTCGTGGGACAAGCGACCATCCCGCGCAGCGTCGTACACGGCCTGAGTAGCCGGGACCATGCGCTTTAGGGAGTTCGTCGGGAAGGCTTCAACGGGATGCCCGTCCGCCTCAAGGTTGTCTAGCGTCTCTTCCCAGCGGTACGGGTCGGCAACAAGGTTCCGCACCGTGTACGTGTCCAGGGCCATATGTAGCGCGTCCCGCACGTCCGCCATGGGCACGCGCCAGTGAGCGTCATCCGCCGGAGCTTCCCAGTGGCCCAGCACGAACACCCGAAGGTCTTCAATGCGGCAGGCGACCAGCGCCGTAGAGTCACCCTTCCAAGAGCCGTCAAAGCCCAGCACAACGGCCGAACCGGGCTCTAGGGTGTCCTCGGTCGCAAGGGAGTCCCACAGGCCGTGAGGCAGCCACGTAGACGCGCCACGGACGAACTGTGAAAGCCGGTAGATCCGGAAGCTAGCCTCACTGCTCCGCTGAGCGGCAGCCTTGAAGTCTTCCGGGTTCAGGATGTCGTAAGACGGATTGCACACCCGCCACACTTCGGGGTCGAGATGATCCACCGTGTCCCCGATGCGCGGACCCCACGACCGGTAGAACAGGGTTGGGTCTTCGGCTTCGCCGGAGTTAACGCGCTCCCCCTGCTCACACAATGCGGCAAAGGGTCCGTCTGGATCAGGTCCGGCAGTGGAAATCACAAGGAAGATTGGTTGATTCCGTGCGGCCGATCCAAGGGTTAGCGCGTCGAACAGGTCCGCCGACTTACTGAACGCGTATTCGTCCAGCGATACAGCGGAAGGGTTGAGACCCTGCTGCCGTCCGGCATCCGCCGAAACAACACGGTAGGTCGAGTCTTTGAAGCGGATCACGTCCCGCTGAACGTCGCACACAGCGCTGAGCTTCGGCGAAGCATTCACCATCTGCTTAGCAGCGTCGAACACCATACGTGCCTGGTTACGGTCGTTCGCGGCGGCAATGATCTGTCGCTGAGCGTCTGCCCGATCGGCCACTAGGTGGTAAAGCATGATGGCTGCCGCAAGCGTGCTCTTGCCGTTCTTACGGGCCACGCACACACACAACGTGCGGTGCTTACGGACCCAACGGCCGAACGCGTCACGAACCAGCGCGTAAGAGTCAATGAGAAGAGTGCGCTGCCACGGCAGTAGCTTGAACGGCCGTCCAGCGAAAGACCCGGTGAGGTTACAGAACTTCTCAATCCAGTTAGCGACCCGGTAACCCTCAGAGGGGAACGGGGCATCCGCCGGAATGTGCCGCGCGATCACGGGGTCAATGCCGGTCACGCGCGCTCACCTCTTAGAAGTCTTCGGGGCTCAGGGCCACCTTCCGGGCTTCGGCGGCCACGATGCCTAGGCGCATACGCGCTTCGGGCGTGAAGCCGATGACGGTTTCAATCGCCCGGAGTTCCTTCTCCGTCGATTCCACGTACCGCATGGCGGGGTGAACGGCAGGCTGCCCGGTACTGCCCACGGTCATAAGCCCGTCAGCGTCCACAGCGCCTAGGAGGGACGCGCGCCTATCGTGAAGCTCGCAGTACCTCAGGATGATGTTCCGGTCTGTATCAGGGCTGTACGCCCCGCTACCGGCTTGCCAGACTGCCCGCCACACTTCCCGACCCGGGGCCGCTAGGTGGGCCGGTACGCGCGGAGCACGCCCCTCATAGACCACCGGGGCCGAAGGCTCAGCAGCCGTGTTCGCGTTGCCGGTCCGTAGATCCGGGTTCTTCGCTCTGGCCACTTAGCACCACCTTCCGGGGCTGTTAACAACCCCTTCCGGGAGGCTTTCTCAGGGGGCTTACATGGGGCTTGCCCAGGTAGCACAGCGCGACCGGGGCAAAAACGGGCTTGGACCTAGCGTGCGTGTTTTGAGCTTGGGCCGGGATCGCCAGCGGGCAAAGTCTCTGAACTTTTCCGAGACAGAATGTCCGAATTGGTTTTCTCAGCGGCTCAGCTCAGAAAGGCGGGCGCTTAGCTTGAAAGTCTTCCCGCGTCTTCGCCTTATGGCACGCCTTGCACAGGGCTTGGACGTTGGTCTCTATGTCCTCACCACCACGGGCAAGCGGGATCACGTGGTCAATGTCAATGCCACTGGCCAGCGTCCACAATCCGCAGCGTGCACACGAACACTCGCCAGCACGGTTGACCGCAGTACGCATACGGGCAGCAGCATTGTTGCCACGCGCTATTGCCTCACGCCTCTTGGCATGGGACGCACGTGAGCGGCTGGACTCATAGGCCCTGTTGTGGTCAACACACCTACCCCGGTGCGTAGCCCACCCCCTACATTCAAGGCACCGGGTGCGCATGA